ACGTTTTCATCATTTGCTAATTCTAAGAATAAACCTGGATTAGACCTAGCAAATAGTAATAAATCTCTTTTTAGTTCTTTAGAACTCATCTGTGATACACTAGAACCTTGTTCAACCCTTAATATAGCTTCAGCGTCTTCAATATCCATACGTTTAGCCATATTTAATGCATCTATTTCTAATTCTAAATAATCTAAATCATCTACAGCTTCTTGTACATCATCTTTTTCAGAGTATAATCTGTTTCTATTTGGATGATATAGTGAAAGCATTTTTTGTAAAGCCACATCTGACTTTGGTACCATTAATACACCGTCTTCAAAAACAATATGACCTAGTGTAACTAAACCATCTTGTTCATCTACAAAGCAAGATCTTTGGTTAGTAGCGTACCTAAGTTCTCTATTATAACCTTTTTCTTCATCAAACCACATTAATGGTTTTCTTGCAGAATGTCTTGAATTTATTCTAAATGTTAATGGTGAATTATCATTTAACAAATGATAATACCTATCTTTTATTTCCCAAGTATCTTTTTTTACTTTAGGAGCTTTTTCTTTTGTTTCCATAATATAATATAATATAATAATTAATAAAGACCCCGCCGAAGCGGGATCTTATTATTGTTGTTACAATGAAGCAACTGTAGTTCCAGACACAGCTGAACTTAAAGCTATAATTTCTGTAGCTGGACCAGAAGCCCCGTTCATTTTATCTATACCTGCAACACATAAATCTACGTCAGCTTGAACTAAGTTGCTAGCTCCAGCTATTGTACATTTGTATCCTGTAGTATATTGAATAACTACAGCGTTACTAACTAGCTTTACAGCACCTACACTATCTGCAGATACTACATCAAAACCACTAGCTTTTTTTAATTTAATCATTCCCATAATTTCTAATCTTTAAAATGTTAATAATTATACAGTTGACTTAAATAACACAAAGTTATTAGCACCTTGTACACAAAGACATCTTTCAGATAAGAAATGGATTTGCATTGCGTCTAATCCTGAAGTGTAAGCTCCACCAACAGAACCAACTACCCATGATTTCATTCTTCGATCATCAGCTTCAGAAGCTCTATATCTTACATGTAAGAAAGGTCTTCTAATGTTTTGACCCATGATTTGATCATATACTGTAGAAGTTCCAGCAGGAATTAATACACCGTCAATGTCAGCGGTTAAACCTCTAGTAGAAGCATCGTTAAGATATTTCCAGTCAGTTTTATAGAAGTCATAAGAACCTCTTCTAAAACCAGAGAAACCAAAGTTAAGCGCCATGTCTTCTTCGTTGTTAAATAAACCGTAAGAAGCAGCTCCAGTTGAAGCATAAGCTCCATTCATAGCAGCAATCATGTCATCAAAATCAAGAGCAGTTTGTCTTGATAAGAAAAGCATGTTTTCTTCAATAGCACCTTGTGTATCTAATTGCTTAAGGATAGCATCGAAATCACCTAATGCACCAGCTCCAGGAGCAGCAGCACCAGCAAAATCGTTATATACGTTACCTCTTGCTTCAATAGCAGCAAATAAACCTTCAGAACCATCAACAGAAATACCAGATGTAGTAGAACCTGCTTTTTCAGATTCAACCATTGACATTTCAAGATAATCTTCAAATCTTAGTCTAGTTTCAGACTCAGCTTTTAAATACCATAAGTATCCAGAAGTTCCGTCTTCAGTAGCAACTTCAACCCAACCAATCTGAGCAGTGTCAGAACCAGAAACTTCATAGAAGTCTTTTAGTATAATTGGCTTGTTTGAAAATTGTGTAAATTCAGGTTGAATAGCAGAAACGCCAGCATTACCAGCACCACCTTGGAAAGTTTCCATTCCATTAGTACCTTTGCCAAATTCAGAACCATATACAAATATCTTCAAATTTGGAGTACCATTACCTAAAGAAGTACCATCATTAACTTTATAAGTTTTATAGTGTACATTAGCTATTCTTGAAGCACCAGTACCAGTAGCAGCATCTACATCATGAACTCTAGCTTTAACACTAGTTAATCCATTAGAAATTACTACAGTAGCACCAACTCTAATAACACACTCTTTAGCATCACCATCAATTGGAACTGTTAAAATAGTACCAGCTCCATTGTTAGTACAACCATCATAAGAGATGTGTAACCTGTTTTGTTCAGACCAAATAACTTGATCAGATGACATAGGCATTTCAGCGCCTACCATTCTTAAGAAACCTTGTAACGTTCTGTTACCAAATCTCTCTATCTCTGCTTCATACAACTCAGGAAGATATTGTTGAGCAAAAGAATCACTGTCACCAGTTCCACTACCACCATTAAAAGAAAGATAATTGCTAGATAAAGCAACTTGCTTTTGATGTGGTACTAATCCTGGCGCATTAGTTGTTAATCCCATTTTAATTTAGTTTTAAGTTTTGTTTTTTATTCTTACTTTTAACTTAGAACTGTCTACACCGTTTATTGCTTTTACCCTTAATCCATTTACAAATACATCGCCAGTAGACGTAGTCCTTGGCTCATTACTTATATTTTTAGATTTTGCCATCATATCTTTAACAGCATCGGCTTTACCTTGCTCATAAAAATGATTAGCAATAGTATCAACATTTTGCGCTGCATAAATAGCTTTATGATACCCTTTATAATCTTTAACTTCACCTTTATTATCTAAGAACTTCCCGATTAGGTTAGTAAGATCAGATTGAGCATCTGCAACTTCGCTTGTGTTATTAACTCCATACCTAAACTTCTTTTCACCAATATTAAAATCAAAACCTTTGAAATCTTGGTTAAAAAAGTTTTTAGTATTAGACTTAAAACGATTATGCTGTTGTTGCACAGCTTGTTGTTCTTCGTTATATCTATTGAAAAAGTCCATAGCTTTTTGCTGTTCTTGAGTTACGCCCGGCCTCAACTTGATTTCGTCGTAATATTTGCTCTTTAAACTTTCTAAAAAGTTTTTGGCTTTTGCAATTTCTTCTTTATAAGCGAGTTTCTTTTTTCTTATATCTCGCTCTTCATCCACTTCTTCATCATATGAAAAACTATCTTCCATAATAAAAGATATTTCTTCTGAATCTAAATGTGGTTTAGTCTGTTTGTAGTATTCTCTAAGTAATGTGTTGTTATCTACGTTTGAATAATCAGCGTTAATTCTAACATAGTCTTCAACAGTTCCACCAGTTTCTTCCATAAAAGCCACAAGCTTTTCTATATTTTCTGGAAGTTGTTTTTGTTCTACAACTGTTTGCTCTTGTACTGTTTCTTGTACAACTGTTTCCTCTGGTTCTTCTTCAGTAACTTCTTGTATTGGAATTACTTTTTCTTCTTCTTTACTTTCTTCGGTAGGTTTTTCAGTTGTTTCTTCGACGTTTTCTTGAGGAACTTCTTCGCTAGTTCCGGATTCGTCGCGAACAGATACTTCATCTGTTGTTTGCTCTTGAACGGCATCTTCTTCTTTTTTACTTAAATCTAATTTTATTGCTTCTTCTTTTTGAGAAGCTAGTTTTCTAGGACGACCTGGTTTTTTCTTAATTTTAAAGTCACCCTCTTGTTTTACTTCTTCTGACATAATATAATATAATAGTTAATAATTATCTAGGCGTAAACTGCTCTAGACCAAACCCGCCTAATGTATCACTACCTGCGGATTCAAAGTTTTTTGGTAGTAAATCGTTTTTTCTCTGGTCAATTAACTCTGATTGTTGAGTTGCTTGAATTTTAGTTCTTTCGTCTTTTCTGTCTTCTTTAAAAGCTTCAGTTGATTTCTTAGCTTCTCCTTGAGCTTGAGTAAGTTGCATATTAAAATTAAACTCAAGTTCCATTAACTGTTGTTTAATTTGAGCTTCTCTCTCCATTTTTTGTATTTCAAAATCAGATTTAGCTTTTTCAAGTTGCATCTTTTGCTCTGTCAATACCTGTTGCTTTTGTGTTTCGGCTAAAGCCGCTGCTTCACTAGCTTGTGCATTTGCTTGTGCTTGAGCTTGTATATTAGCTTGTTGCGCTTGCTGATCTCTCTGTGCTTTATCTTTTCTACGCTTTTTTAACATTTGATTAGCTAACTTTAAGTTGTTAACCTCTCTTATATCTATAGCATCTTCAAGATCTATTTGTCCAGCTTGTAAAGCTATTTGTATGTTTTGCTCTAATACTTGTTTTTCTTCTTCATCTGGTTCTAGTTGTAAGAATATACCAAAATCATGTATATTTAAATTAGCTAATTCTTCCAATGTACCTACATTATACCTAGATATACTAGACATAAGAGACTGTTTAGTCATAGGAAACATTAAAGCATCAGCAACCCTTAGCGATATATTTTCACAAGCTTTTAATGTTAAATACAAACTAGACTGTAGTACGTGTCTTGTAGCTGTATTACTATTAGCAGCTGCTAGTTTTTGTAATCCAACTAAAGCATATTTATCTGGTGTACTTCCATCTCTAGCTTCGTTAAGTCCGGTCACATCTCTTATCATTTTAAGGTAATACTCATATGTCTGTATAAGAGACTGTATTTTACCTAAACCATTTGATGTAGCTAATTCTTGTATAGGTACTTTACCTGGATTCATACCACCATCTTGCGTCATTGATCTACCTACAATACTACCAGTTTG